CTCTGCGGAATGGACTAAGCTCGCTCAGCGTCTCCAACGTCAAGGATCTAACGTTATTGCAGGAGATTATTCCAATTTTGATGGAACTCTACCTGTGCAATACGTTGAGATCGCCGTGAAGATCATGTGCGACTGGTTACTTGCTAACTGGGAAAATATTGTCAAAGCTAATCGTAATGTGGTTTGCGATCGACAATTAACACAAGAACAATTTTACGATTTTGTTTATAAATTGGGAATGGAATATTTCAATCATCTCCATATTGCTAATCATGAGGAAGCAAAGGGTGCTTTGGTTTATTTCGTCCGCAATGGTATACCTTCAGGTTGCCCTGCGACGGCTATACTTAATAGTATAGTAAATCATTGCGTCTTAGCTGATTCTTGGTTATCGATTATGGAAAATGAGCCTCTCTATGAACATTTAGCAACGATGAGTGCGTTTTTTGAGCACACATCGTCTATTTTTTATGGAGATGACTTCATTATGAATATACGACATTCCGTTATAGACTTGTATAATCAGGAAACTCTTACACAAGTTCTTAAAACCAATTTAGATATGGATATGACTGACGAAGCAAAAACAGGTGACATTGTAAAGGCTCGAAAACTAGCTGATGTCTCTTTTCTCAAACGCAAATTTCGCTTTGAAGAGAGTATTCAGTTATGGGTTTCCCCTATAGATATCAATGTGCTCCTTGATGCACCGAATTGGGTTAGAGCGGGTAATGCTTCTGCATTACAGATATGTGTTGACACTTTATCAACGTATTGTCTTACCGAACTAGCCCTACATGAGCAGAGTGTTGATGACCATTGGCGACCAAAAATGGTAGCTTGTGGCCTCAACATTACTCGTGGCACTGGAATTATTTTTAATCCTGATAGTAGGCGTTCTGTGTTAGCCAAATTCAGGAATGAACAATTGAATACAGAAATTAACTTTTAGTGTGATCTTTATATTATAATGTTAGATATATGGAAAATTAATATAATTGCTACTAAATTATAAGGCTTAGTTATTCAACTTTACTTATTAAGATGGCCAATGGCAGCCCCATTAAAATCTAGATATATATCAAATGTCATTAATTGATTAGGTAGTCATTAATGTCAGAAACTTACCTGCAAACTTTCAAAACACTCAAAATTATACTCAACAACAACAAATTCTCCAATTCTCATCTGAAGGTATTGCTCCTAACTCAGATGTCCATTTAGATCCAGTTTCATATAGTAAAGCTTTTATGGACTGTGTCAACGATGGACGTACTCATAATATTATTTCTTTCTTAGAGAGACCTATTATGATGACCACTGCAGCGTGGGCTACTACTACTGCGGCTGGTACTGTGTTACAGCAATACGAATTACCATGGGATATGTTATTCAAAGATATGTACAAAACTAAGGTGGATCGATTCTATGGTTTTCGTGCCGACGCCATGATTAGGGTACAAGTTAATTCTCAACCCTTTCAAGGCGGTCGTCTACTGTTAAGTTGGATACCTGGTTATCGTTATTTAGGTAATAAACAACAATATTATTCTTCATCTACTACATCTGCAGCCAGTAATGTCAAATTTTTACCCGCTATAACAGGTTCACCACATGTTGACCTCGACTTGTCTACATGTACTGAAGCTACCATGTGTGTACCTTATATTAGCCCTTATTCATTTTCCGAATTAACTAATGGTATAGGTTCTATGGGTCGG